TTATCAATGACCTTACGTCGTACATTTTCAACAATTGGCTTGCCAGTTTTTGGGTTAATTAAAGAATCCATAACCATAAGTATACCAGATTACACTGGTGTGCCTACAAATGTTGACCAAGACATATCATTATAGACTTTAAGCCTGTCAGCATCAAATATCATACCTTCTTGATCGTCAATAATAATCTTATTAATTCCTAAATAATTTCTATACACATCTTGAGCATTTACTCCATATAAGGCAGAGGCTGAAATAACAAGAACACCCTCCCAGGTAAAGTTATTTTTCCAAAAAGACCACTGGCGGGTGGTTGGGCCATCTTGTTCTACCTTAAACCAAGGCCTAGAGATTATTGACTGCACTTGCTGCAAATTATTTGCCTGGTAATAAGAGATGTTGTTAAATAGTGCTGGGCTATTTAAATTAATTGATCCTCTAAATAAATCAAAACTTAAAGCCTCTCCAAAGTTAATTCCTAAAATTGCCCATTCTTTTATTGTTAAAACTGGTTCTCTGACAAGAGTTCCATTTACATAGTATGACAATCCCTGAAAGTCTAAATTATTTGATTTATTTTTAGCATAAATTCTTGCTCTTTTGCCAGAGTCGTCGTTTGCAACGGCATAAAAAATTATTGTGTCTGACTTATGTCTAACCTCAAACAAACTTATTGGTGTGCCAGGAAAAGACTCTTGGTCATACCTAATCCATGACTGAAGAGCACTAACTCTATAGTTGTCTGAAAGTGACTGGTTAATTGGCATAGAAATTCCACGATCAAAGTTTGAGTCAAAATCTCCACGTACTTGAATTCCTGATGTTCTGTTCATGTATAAATATGGGGTACTACCTTTATAAATGCTAAAAGGATTCTTTGATTTATAATCAAAATAAATTCCAGATCTTTTATATGGAAACAGTTCTGTTCCAAATCTTGTTTTAATTGGATTAAATGAGTTATCATTTAAGGCCTGAGAAGCCACTTCTAACTTTCTTAAAAGTATTGGTTTTGTTAATATTCCCCTTATATTAAAGTCAAGATGATAAACAATAGCAATACTATTAAAATCAATATCTTTTCTTGGATAGATTATTGTATTATCAACAACCTCAAACTTTGTTGTTGCCCAAGAAGAGTATTCAGAAACATCTACAACTGAGTTTTCTTTTGCAGATACAGTCGTAGTAAATGCTTCTTGTGGTCTATTTGCACCCTCTTGTATATACTGGAAAGTAACATAACTACGAACTGCTGCATTATCCGTATTGTACTCATAATACTTTAATGCATTTTCTTTTATGTCTTGATAATTGTTGTATCCAGTAAGTAGGGAATTATCTAACTGACTATAGGTTTGTTGTGCTGGCAATGAATACTTGTTAAGTAGGTCTTGATATGTCCAAGCCCCTACTGTTTCTGACTCTAAAAGACTAGATGGTGATGGATAGCCAATATTAAACTGTAAAAAATCTAAATCGTAAAAAGAATTGCCAAGATCATTTTTTACATACTTAGCAAAATAAGTCAATGGCATATAGTCTTCCCAGTAACCTGAAACTCCTATATCTAAGAATAAACTGTTGTATGCGTATGTAGGCAGTAGAGTGTAACTTGCTGTATGTGATAAAAGCGCTAAAGCATTTTCTGATGACTCAATTCCACTACCTATATATTCGTCAATAATTGCAATGCCAAAATTATTAAAATACTGTGATATTTTATTTAAATTAAGAGAAGTTGAAAATCCAACTGAAAAAATATACCCCTTAAATGTTTTATCTCCATTGTTATCTCCGCCAACGTAAAGACTTAAACTATTTTGATTGCCAAAAAATGTTGCAACATTGCCACCAAAGGTCTCTATAAATTTTTTAACGTCTATTCCTGCAGCAAAAAGTTCTTCAACTGCAAAGTATTCTGTACGATAAATCTCTTGTAATGAATTTCCATAATATAGTGAATATACAATTTCTAACCCATCTACTGAAACTAAAAAATAATTTTCGGTTTCTTGACTATATATCTTAAACAAAACTTGTTCATCTTCTTCTGATCCGCTGCCCTGCTGATTTACTTGAAAAACTCCATAAAATGCTGCAACCTGATCACTTAGCATGTTAAAGTTTGAAAAATTAATATAAGACCCTTCACTATCCCAAGTGTTATCTGGATTTAAGCATATAAAATAATTATCCGTTCCAAGGTATCCACTTGTTATGTTATCGTATAGGTCTTTTGAATCATTATACAAATCTTGAATTGTTTTTGTTCCCGTAAAAATTGTTGGCAAAGAATATTGTGGTGTGGTTAGTGAGGTACTGGTTGTTCTTAAATTATCAAAAGCCCCCTGTTGCCATTGAGCAAAATCTGGATAATTATAATTTGCTGTATAGTCTGCAAATGAGTAGTCAATAACTGCTGTAGTTCCACTATAGGCAGCATCTATATTTTCTGAAGACCCCACTCCTTGTCCGTAAACATATCTGCGCTTAGCAACAATGTTAGGAACTTGATAAGAGTAGATAGCCACACAATCAATTTCAACTGTGGGAACTTCTGCATATGCATAAAACCCAAGCCAGTCTTCTCCCTCTAAGTTTGGCAAAACTATAGAATTTGTTAAAAAGTTTAATGAGATTACTTCTTCTCCGTTTATTAAAACAGTCGCATTGTCCTTAATTACTCTTAAGTGAACTAACATTGGTCTAAACCATTCACCAATAAAATGAGAACTAAAGTTACCATTGATTAACAATGTTAAAAATCCACCTTCTACATATAATCCATCTTGGCTTGCTATAGGTCCAAAGATTCTTTTTGGTGTATAGGCATTAGAATCAACTCTAGTCCAAAACTCAACGGTATATTCGTTATACCTACCTTTTTCATGAAGCATTCCTTTACCAGGAAATATAAAAGAAGGATCATTTCCATTTGGTAAAAGTTTTGTAACATTTGATGCACCAAAAACTAGAGGAACTCCAGTATTTTTTGCAATTAAGGAGTTGCTACTAACCAAATAATATCCTGTGTCTGAAGATATTCCATAAGCAGGTGCATTAACTACCTCACTTGTAGTTGTTAACTCAATATTTTCTGGAAAAGCCTCTGCTGATATTCCAAGAGAAGCAACGTTAAACTCTTCTGACCATTGACCAAAGGATATTCCATTTAGGTAAAATTCATAATCATCAATATTATCTCCACCAGAAGTTGTAACAATTTTAATAACAAGTCTTATATTTGTACTTTCATTTGGTATTGCAAAAGTTTCTGATACAAAACCCCATTGCTGAAATAGTGATGTATCAAACTTTTTTAATTTTTGAACTACATTTGATGTTGTTGTATCTGTGTATTCATAACCAATATTAATAGACTCAAGATATGTGCTATTAGAATAAAAATGTGTTGCTATACAAAATGTTTCTAGTGATTGGTTTAGATCATCAAAATTTATAAGTTCTGGGCTTTTTAATATTGCCTCATTGGTTGATCCAATAGGTATATCACAACTGATTTTTGTATTATAACTATCTGGGAATGGCTCACCTATAAACCCAGTACCTGAAGAAAGTGTACATCCCGTTTCTTCCCAAGATCCCAAAATATTTCTTTGAGCCTCAGATATTAGACTGATGTAGTCAAGTTTATCGTCTAGAGCCCAAAGAGCCAGCGGGTGTTCACTGAAGATCTTTTCTGCATATAAATTAGATGGGTTAGACATTATTCTCCTATACCCTTATTATAGCAGGATACGGCTTAATATAGTTTAATCTCGCAAGCATCAGTTGAACAGTATTTTTCAGACTCAGCATCTAAGTTATCTTTACCGTCATAAATTGCAGACCAATCAATCTTTCCAATTGTTCCAACATAGGAGTTATACTGTTCTCTTGTTATTTCTGTATAAGGCTGCTGAGGATATGTCTTATTTCCCATTGGTAAGAATGAAACAGCCTTTAGTTGACCCTCATACATGTTAAGTGCTGGAGCAATAAACTTTGTCTCTTCTTCTTTATCAAATGACAAAGTTACAGAAACACCATTGTCAGACCAATACTTTTGAGCAGTTGCTGCAAGTCCAATTTTCTCAAATAAACTTACCTGCTTTTCTGCACGCTTGTGTCCTGATGCTACTGGGAAATATACTACTGAGGTATTTGCTGATACTACATCATCTTCAATCTTATACCCCGCTGCTTTGAAAAGATGAAGCATTGGATCTGTATTTCCAAAACGAATAGCACGAAGATAGAACTCTCCTCCAGGACCCCAGTGAACTCCAGGAGTTGCTCCAGAAAGAAGTGACACAGATCCTGAAGGTTTGACGGTAGTTACACGAACTGATTCACGAACACATAGCCACTCAGAATACTTGTGGTCATAATGACGAATCTTTTCATACCCTTGATCCATCCACTCACGCAATGCTGGAAGTCCGCTATTGTCAGCAAAAGAAGCAATACCAGTAAGTGATGTTCCAATACGGCGATTACGTTGCATGATACCGTTTGTCTGCTGCCAATGTGTTGGCATTAATGTTACAGTCTTTCCATAAAGATATGCAAATTTCAATGTCTTGAGGAAGTCCTCCTTAGAATCATGACGATTTAAGTGCACTTCTACAAGTGTACAAAGTTCGTAAGATTCTAATGGCTGCTCCGCACAAGGATTGAATCCCATGATTCGGGAATCCTTATAGTCTGGTGCATCTTTTAACCTACCGTAATCTCTAGCAACATCTAGCCAAATAAAACCTGGCTCTCCATTATCTGCAATTAAATCAACATAGTCTTCATACTTTGTTCCAACTGTTGCTGAAATAGAATTATTTGACATCCAAGCCCAACCTGGTTTTTCTGGGTCATATGAGTTACGATCTGGAAATACTTCTGGATTCTTAAGATTAATGAAACCATCATCTTCTGGTGTTCCAAGTGCAAGAGTAGCAGAACGACGAACATTTCCTGATACTACACATGTACCAATAAGATTAACAATGTCTACAATAGCACGGCTATCTAGTAGTTCTCCAGCCCTAGAGCCGATTACATTTCTAATACGTGTATGGAGATCAATAAGTGGTGCTGGACCGCTTGCAACGCCTCCAAAGCCCTTAATTGGGGCTCCTAGAGGACGGATGAGGTCATAGTTAAACTCTTGAATAGGTTGGTTTTGACGAAGAAATGAATTGACTAAAAGACGAACTGACTCAACCCAACCTTCACGAGTATCTGGAATTTCATAGATAGATACTGGCTCTGTTGGCGCATAAATATACATCTGCTTTTCTTGTCCAAGGGTATCAAACCCAACTCCAATACCCAGCATTAATGCATCCATTACCCAAGCAAATAAAGCGCCAGGATCATTACGGTCAATATCTCTTGTTGAAACCATTGCACAGTTTTGAAGGGAAGCAGAGTTACGCTTTTCCATAGTCATTGGAGTTCCAAATGCCCATAGGCCACGGCCTGGTGGTGTCCACTTTAATTCAAACATTCTCTGGAATGCTTCTTGTGCTGACTTCTGAGCCTTGTTATCATTCCAGGGTAAGCGATTATCTTTAGCATGATTTTTTTGAACTGAATACATGCCCTCAATTACACGGCGACATACCTCATGCCAGCGTTCTTTTGTACCGTCTTCTTTAACACGAGAATATGTACGAATAAATGTAATTTCTCCTAATGAGTTAGACCCTGCATCTGAAAATCCAAATGGGGCTGGAACATTATTATATTTATTTACAAAATCTTCTGATAGACGAAACGAAAAAACTTCTGACATTTATTTACCTTTCTAAGCAAATTTATATGAGTACTTTGAGTTTTCCAAAGTGGTCTTAAGTATATCACAAATTTACAAAGAAAAAAACTCCACTTTATGCGGAGTTTTAATTCTTTAACTATAAAGTTAAGGTTTAGTACTTTTAATTAATTAAAGTGCACCCATAATTTGCATTGTTTCAATGTCAACTTCATATCCATCAGCATCAAGTGTTGTAAACTGGTCTGAACGAACCTTTGTAAGTCCAACAATTGTTGTAACTGTTGCACCAGATGCAATTGATGTTGAACCAAGTGTTGGTGCTGAGTATCCTGTTATAGTTCCCCAAGAAGTTGTAGTTCCATCTGTTGTTAGATACTTACCTGAGTGACCAGACTGTTCAGCAACTAGATCAGTACCGTTGTATTTTAGTGTCTTGCCTGAAGCAAGATTAATATGTTCTGATGAAGTCCAAGCATCTGTAGCGTCTACCCAGTTAAATGTCTTATCTGTTGCACCCTTTAATGTGATACCGCCACCATCAGCGGTTGTGTCTGTTGGACTTGTAACATCTGCAAGAACAATGTTCTTATCTTCAATAACTAAGTTAGTTGAGTTAATGTTTGTAGTTGTACCATTAACAACCAAATCTCCAGAAAGTGTTAAGTTAACTCCTGTAGCGGTTCCAGTAAATGCTGGTGCTGCAAGTGGAGCCTTTGTATCCATCTGTGTTTGGATAGAAGAGGTAACTCCATTTAGATATCCAATTTCTGTATCTGAAACATCTGTAACTCTAAGTTGAACTGTGCCTTCGGCATCAGGAAATGTAATAGTACGATCAGCAGTTGGATCTGTGACAGCAAGAGTAGTTTCATATGCATTTGCAGTTGATCCCTCAAAACTAATACTTGTTCCAAAGATAGGAACTACTGTTGAGTTAACGTCAGAGAAGTAGTCTAAGTTTGCCCAGTAGGATACGCCATCACCAATCTTAAACTTATTTGTGTCTGACTCCCAACCGATTTCTCCAGCATTTAGGATTGGACCGTCGCCTGCATTAGAAGATATCCACTGTGAAGCGGTACCTCTACGCTGTTGCATTCTCGTTGCCATTATTTACTCCTCCATAGGTGTATAGTCATATTATATCAGGCTTTAATTAAATACTTCTGTTGCAATTCCGCCATCATATGTGGCAGCCCAACTGTTAGTATTGTAAAATCCAGCATCTTCTTCAGAGCCAGCCTCGTTATAAAACCCTGCATCTTTAAATGTACTTACAATGAGTCCTGTTCCACCAATTGCTGTATCGTGGATGTGCTGTGCAATCTCAAGGGTATCTTGAAGTAATGCCATTGTATTCCACTGACCATTGTAAAAAAATAAAAGTCTATTCTCTAGTGTATCAATATAAAGTTGACCATCTACAGCACCCGCTGGTGCGTTTGCTTCAGTTGGAATAAGATATTCATAACTATCTACATAAAGTTTTGTTGCTGCGTGTGTATTTTCAGTTGGGGTGCCAACTACGACTGCTTGACCAAAAGTACCGCCTTCGGCTACATTAAGCCCATGCTTTACTTTAAAGTCTTTATTTACTGTTGCCATAGTTGACTCCCGTCCCTAATTATGCTTCGATGTAGGTCTTGCTTATCTTAACAGAGGTATCTGCTGCTGCTGCTGTTACTTGAAGAACAACTAATCCATCTGCATAGACAGCATCTGTTGTTCCAAGTTGTGCGTTGCTAATTATATCAGCGTACTCTGTTACGTAAACATCGTTTGTTCCATTAACTGCAACAAGCATTTCAATTACTTCAATGTCATTACCCTTTTTCATTTGGATAATGTACTTAGCAGCAGAATATGTTGCGACTGCCCATGCATCAATATTTGTTGTTGAAGTTCCAGCAGTTCCAAAGTTAGAACCAATTAGAACATCTCCAAAAGCAATGCTTGTGGCTGCTGCTGCACCAAGAGTTGGTGTAACAAATGTTGGGCTAGTAGTAAATGCTACTGTTCCAGAACCTGCTTCATCAGTTAATGCTGCTGCAAGGTTTGCAGAAGATGGTGTAGCAAGGAATGTTGCTACGCCAGTTCCAAGACCTGAAATACCAGTTGATACTGGAAGGCCAGTTGCATTTGTAAGTGTTCCTGCTGATGGAGTTCCAAGATCAGGAGTTGTTAATGTTGGGGATGTCAGTGTCTTATTTGTAAGAGTCTGAGTTCCAGTTAGTGTTACTACTGTTGAATCAATGTCAAGAGTGTTTCCAGTCTTGTCTAATCCTGTACCCGCAACAATTTGTCCAAGACCAGTAAACTGTGTGAAGACAAGTGCTGTAGTACCAATTGTAACTGTACCGTTATTTGTTAGTGTAAATCCTGAGTCAGCGTTTGCTGTTCCTTGCTCTACGAATACAGCAAAGTTTGCAGTTACTTCTGCACCTGTATCTGCATCAGTTGAACGATCTGGAGCACCAGATGCCTTAACTACATAAATACCGTTTTCTGAACCAGTTGCCTGATCCTTAACAAGAACACGATCTCCAGTAGCAAGAGTTACACCATCAAGAGTGTCTCCATTTTCAAGATCAGATGCAAGTGTTACTGCAGCAGTTGTTGCTGCCTTTACAGATGCCTTCCAGTCAATTCCTTGAACTGTTGTATCTACATAGTTCTTAGTTGCTGCATCTTGTGCAGATGTTGGATCTCCAAGACCTGTGATCTTGTTTGTACCCATTGCAATTGCACCAGACATTGTTCCGCCAGCAAGTGCTAGTTTGGCTGCAAGGTCTGTTGTCAATCCATCAATCTTAGACTGAGCAATTGCTGCTGATGCATTAATATCTTCATTAACAATTGTTCCGTTTGCAATCTTTGCAGATGTTACTGCAGAGTCTGCAATCTTTCCTTCTGTTACTGCGCTATTTGCAATCTTTGCTGTTTCTACAGAATCTGAAGCAAGTTTAGCAGCAGTTACGTTTGCATCTTTAATCTTTAATGTTTCAACTGCATCTGTAGCAAGTTTTGCTGCTGTTACTGCACCTGCTGCAATTTCTGCTGTATCTACTGCTGAATCTGCAATCTTAGCATTTGTAACTGAGTTTGCAGCAAGTTTTGCATCTGTTACGTTTGCATCTAGAATCTTTACTGTTGTAACTGAGTCTGAAGCCAACTTTGCTGCAGTAACATTTGAATCAACAATCTTTGCTGTTTCTACAGAGTCTGCAGCCAACTTTGCTGCTGTAACGTTTGCATCCTTAATCTTTGCTGTTTCAACTGAATCTGTAGCAAGTTTTGCTGCTGTAACGTTAGCGTCTGTAATTTTTACGGTAGTTACTGAATCTGAAGCAAGCATTGTTGCTGTAACTGTACCAGTATCACCAGATGTAACAACTGTACCTGATACGTTAGGAAGTGTAATTGTGCGGTCTGCTGTTGGATCTACTACTGTAAGGGTTGTCTCATAATCATCGGCTGTTGCGCCTTCAAATGTAATCTGTGTATCAAATACACCGACTGCTGCAGGGGCTGCCCACTTAACTCCGCTTGTTTCAGCAGAGTCTGCAGTAAGGACGTGTCCGTTTGTTCCAACGGCAACACGGGATATTGCATTATCTGCAGTACCAACTAGTAAATCACCTTTTGCATCTGCAATTTTCTTTGTAAGAATATCGTGACCTTCAACGGTTGCGGTTGCGCCCTCAACTACTAATCCAGCCTTTACTCTAAAATCTTTTGTTACGGTTGCCATTTATTATCTCCTTGGTTAAGCCTTCAAACCAGTACGCATGTAGCGTAAGGTAATCGGGGTCTGACCCACCACGGGAACTACAGTTAGGTTAACTGTGCCTCCTGCCCTAGAGACGCTAATGGTGCCAATATTCCCATCATTGTCTACTGTTCCATACTCGCTGACATTATCATTTGTACCGTCAGGAACTATGGTTAACTCTGTTGTGAAGAACTTGTCTCCAGTGCTCTTCTTTAATGAGACCACGTATTTAACGGATCTCCATTCTGAGGCAGTAAAATTATCAAAGATTGTGCTATTCTCAATACCAGTGATTGTTACTTCATTGTTACCAGCAGAACCTAGATCTGTTGCCTGTGCTGCTGCGGTATCAATTAAATCTACATAGTCTGCTTCAGTTGGTCTATCACCTGTCTGAAACAGGGCCTTTACACTTGCTAATGATATTTTCGCCATGTGTAGATTATAGCATATTGTTAAAGTATATAGTTAGAGAAACCAATTACCTGAACCCCAATTCCTGGGGGATTATCTTGACGGTATCCTTCAATCCCAATATTAGTTATGCTTATCCTAAATGGAAGATTGTGGGTAATCGTAACAACTTCTGGATAGTTTGTTGCAACAATTGAATTTGAGGTATGTGCTAAATCTAAAACCGAAACTATAGGAGATATTGCTGCTGCTGAGATTAAAACACCTAAAACAATATTTGATGCTATAGATGTTCCTTTTGATATGTTTTCTAATGTTGAACTATGGTTTATATCTGATACTATTTTGCTTGTCTCTATATTGGATATATTTACTGTTGCCATAAACTATGCCTGATCCGTTACTTCACCAATCATAATCATTTCACCTTGACATACTGTCCAAACACGGTCTGCACTAACGTCACTTAGTTGAACATCAAATACATCGCCCGTTCTTAATTGCTTAGACTGTGCTGGAGATATTGTAACTGTGAACTCGCCTACTTGATCAAACTCTGTTTGAGTTGGAAATACTGTAAATATAAGATCGTCTCCATCATTATCTGAGTACCGCCTAAAATCTGCCTCAATATCCCATCCAGCGGTATCTCCAACAGACGTAGTGTCGTAGTCTACTGGGTTTCCTAAATCATCTTCAACATAAATTCTAAAAGAGGCGCTATCTCCAATTACAACAGTCCAGTTAACAAGTGGAGGCTTGTTTCCAATGTCATATGTTGCAGGTGGGGTTGGTTGAGGGTCCAGTGGTGACTCATTGGGGTTTCTATATACGGCCATTGTTAAATTATACCATTAGGCAAGTCCATTTTTCAATGCCCCCCAAGTTCCGTTACCTTTTGGCTGGCCAACAATTATTACACCAGTTGTGGCATTTGACTTTGCAACAACGGCAACTGCTCCAGAACCACCTGTAGGAATTGAATCTGTAAGTCCTCCACCATTTGCTACATAAAGAATTTCTCCAGCAGTAAATGATGATGTGTTGATGTTTTCAAATACTCCAGAAACAATAATAACTCCATTGGTATTATTTGAAATTGCTGCCTGTGTTATTCCAACTACTGGAAAAGTTGATAAATTATCTGAATCACATTTTTCAACTGTTGGCTTTGTTGTGTACCCTGTAATATATACTGGAGTTCCTTTTGCAATTGATGCTCCAGATATGTTTCTAACCTCTAAAGAAATAAACGGTACACCCACATTAGACAAAACATCTTCTAATCTTTCAGCAAGTGACTGAATGTCCTCATGAACATTAACAGGGTCGCTTAAAACGGGGTACGGAAGATCATAAGTATTAGTTGAACCAGTAGCCATAGTACTTATTATTATACCACTTACCCGCATAGAAATTAAAAAGTTACCAAAATGTTACAAAAATTTTGACTTTGAGGCCAACTTCATGTTATAATTAATACATGCTACTAACAAGTAGCATTTTTAGTCTCTAGGAGGTTTTTATTATGAGAAGAGATTTGAAGGCTTGGATTGGAATCCTAGCAATGGTTGGAGTTGTAGCACCCTTTAGCAACTTTGCCAATGCATCAAGTACGGAAAACAACTTACTAATTAAACAGGCTGAAAACCCTGCTGCCACCCACAAGGTGGCTTTTGTTGTTTCTAAAGCAAAAATGTTAGAACGTTATGAAAACAAGACACATCTTACAGATGTTGAATTAAAGAAGTTGCTTTCTTTGGTGGGATTTGAAGGCAAGGATTTAGTAGTGGCTTGGGCAATAGCCAAGAAAGAATCTAATGGTCGTCCTTTAGCATTTAACGGAAACCATAAGACGGGGGACTCATCCTATGGGATGTTTCAGATTAATATGATTGACACATTGGGTCCAGATAGACGAGATAAGTTTGATCTTGACTCTAACGCTGAGTTATTCAATCCCGTAAAAAATGCTGAGATTGCATACTATATGTCTAGGGGTGGAGAAGATTGGTCTTCTTGGAAGGGCATAACACCTAAGACTAGAATGTGGATGAGTAAGTTTCCTAAATAGTTTTATAGAAAAAGTAACCTTCTATTAATTTGGGGGGTTATTTTTTTTGTTTACATATTTAACAGGAATTCTAGATTTTGATTCCCAGTTTATTTTATAAAATTCTTTAAAATATTTTTTTGCAAGTTGTAGGTTAATCTCTTGTTTTTCTATATAAAAATCAGACTCTTTTAGCGTTTTCATAAAAGGACAGAATATTCGTGCCTGCTTCATGCAATCTAAATGAAAGGGTCTAAAGTCAGAAGGTACAAGGTCTCTAGAAGATTCTAAATTATTTTTTACGTCTTCTTCCTTTTCTATCATCCATCTAATAGAATTTTCTTCTTCATTAATGGAAAGTCCGCAATATGGACAAAGATCATTTGCCACAACATACTTTTCATTTTCTATTTCGAGTCTAATGATGCTATCTTTGCTAGGAGTAGACTGATAGGGTATTGGTATTTTTTTTGACAAATATCGTTTCCCATTTGTTAAAAAATATATCTTGTTAATAATCCAATATGGCCTTGGAAGACCAGTTTTTTTAATATGTTTTAAAGACCACTTTTCTGACTCATTAAAATTTTTCATTAATTGTATGTCTTTTTTTTCCAAATATTTTGTTTATACCATCCAAAGGCTTTTCTTGAACTAATTTTATGATTTCTTTCTCCTTCTTCAATAATATTTAAATCTTTTTCACTAACCCAGTTTTCTGTTTTAAATGGAATTATTTGCATAATTGGAGTTCCTTCTGGAATTACACCTTCAAATGAAGAACTAAAAAACACTGGAACATTTCCTCCATAAAGAGCAAATTCTCCGTCCACTATTCCAGACAAAGTAGTAAATGGTAGATCAAACCTATTTAAAGGATGTGTAAAAATAGCACTGTAGCCTTTTGGTATTTTAATAAAATGCTGAACTCTCCATACAAAATGAAGATCAGAGTGTCCTTGTGGAACTGGAAGTAATAAATTATCCTCTTGATTTCTTAAATCTAAAATTTTTGAATCATCACCCCAAGTTATTGATGGGCCATGATCTGTTTGTTCTATTGCAATATCCATTGGAAGCGGGATTGAATATCCAGAAGTCAAAGCATCTAGGAATGGAGAGCATGACTTAAATGTAAAATTGCCTGGTATTTTTTTCATATTTTTATTATTAACTTCTTGAAGTCCAGGAGTATTTTTATACCATTCTGGAACGTTTAGTTTGATTGGAAGAATTCCTGGAATATCCTTATCTGATGAGGCATATTTTAAAACATTATTTTTTTTCATTAAAGGTAAGACTTTCTATTCCAAAACATTTTTTTATACCTATCAAAAAATTCAGACTGCAATCTTGTTGTATGGTTTTTAGCAATAATAACATCTTTTTCATTTCCCATTCCCATACTCCAACTATCTCTTTTAAATGGAATAACTTGAACCATTGGTGTTCCTGCTGGAATCAAGCCCTCAAAATTTATATCATTTAAAACAAATGGAAAATTAATTCCAGCATTATATGTGTCTGTATCTACTACTCCTTCAAGAATTTTAAAAAATGAATTACCTCCATGAACTGGGGGTATAAATAATGATGAGTATCCTTTTGGAGTTTTAATAGACCATGGGTTAATCCATTTAGGGTACGGATTCTGATTCATAGATGGATGATATGGGGCTTGTATTACTGGGTGAAAACTTATTGCAGATTGATTTCCACTTGGTAAATAAACCACTTCTCCTAAATCATTTTTCTTAATGTAAAGATCACAATATGTTGTAATAATATATCCTGTAGTTAAAACATCAAAAACTGGAATGCATTTTTTAATAGACTGATTAGTTTCTAAAGAAAACTCTACACTGCGCTCTTTAGAATTAACATAAGATTTTGTTTTTTTATACCATTCTGGAATAAGTCGAGATGCTGGCTGAGGAAAATATTCGTCTGCAACTTGTTCTATTTTAGTAAAAATTATTTTTTTACTCATTTTACCCCCTATATACAATATAAGCACCTAGTAATAGTATACCAGATGCCTATATTATATATTATTATTTATTATTTATTATAAAGTTGGTTCTTCAGTTGGTTCTTCAGTTGGAGTTGGAGTTGGTTCTTCAGAAATAGGCAAGAATGGATCTTCTTCTTCTATTTCTACAGGGATAATTGTAACTTCTGCTGGACTAACTGTTATCGGTGCAACAAAATCAGTGCCGTTCCACTTCCATAAAACTTTAACGTCATTATTATTTATAATAGGACCTTTAACATTTGATAAAAATCTTGTTGAATCTATTGATATTACGGTATTGTCATTATCTTCATCAATAACTGCATATTTGATTAATGGGGCATCAACAAAAGATCCATTAACATACTTTTGATTAATGTACTTTTC